TTTAGCATCTTCAATTTCTTTTGCAGTTGCTAAGTTACCAGCTGAATCTAAGATAATCATTACTTTAGGTGTTTCACCACCAGCTCTTTTTACCTCTTGCATTTTAGAAGTAATTGTAGTTACAGATTGACGGAAGTCTTGTACTGTATTACATGGTTGGTAATTTACTTTATTAGTATCAATACCAAACTTCTTCATTAATTCTCTATCAACTGCTGCTTCTGAATCATAAAAGATAACACTATAACCCATATCAATTGCTCTTGCAATAGAGTTTAAGATTAAGTATGTTTTACCAGTTCCTGAAGGACCTGCGATTGAACAAGATCTATTATTCGGCCAACCATTAAATAATGATCCGCTTACACATGCGTTAAGATGATAATTACCAGTGTCTATCCACTCTGTAACTTCACTAAAACTGGAATGTTCCATAACAGAACCTAGTGGATTAAGATCCGCTAGCTCTTTGTTAATGTCATCAAAACTAAATTGTTTTTTCTTTGCCATTATATTCTTTTTGTTTATTGTTATATGTGGAAAGACTAGATTGTTTAGAGTATATTGTCTTCGCCAAATTCGGCTTTTTCTTTAGCTCTAAGCTTATCTAGCTCTTCCATATAGTATTTAGCCTTTCCGCTTAATACTCTAATCTGATCTTGTACATCTGCAAGACCGTGTAAGATTCTTTGATATTCTCTTACATATTCTTGTTGACTTTCTGGTAAGTCTTCTATGTTAATTTTACCTTCCATTAGTCTTCTCCTAGTATAACTGCATCTTCTCTATCTGTATCATTACCGACCGGAACGTCAAATAATTTTAGTTGGTCTGGATCAACAGGCGGTGTTAAATGATTTGCCGATACTTTTTTCCAATCAGTCCAGTAATACTCTCTTATCTTTTGTCCTAATTCCATATCGTTAGGGTGTTCTTCAACCAGTTTCATGATTTGTCTAAATCTGTAATATGTAGCGTCCATAATTTTAAAATAATGCTGATGCGTAGATCAGGTTTGTATCTAATGTTTGTAGTCCAATTGCTTTTAATACTCTATTAAGTGGATCGATCATACATTTTTCAAATTGAGTATCGTAGTCTACTTGTGGAGCAATCTCATAAGGATGTTCATTAGGCATATATGCATAAACTTCTGATATTGGTGTTTTGCAATTGTAAATCTTTAGTTTTTCACCATTACCAATTACCTTATATTTGTTTTTATACTTGTTGTTTTGATTTAAAATATAATTATAGTAGCCAGCAGCCTTTACATTTGCTGGACATTTTAGTCCTACTTGAAATTCAATTTGATCGTCGACAATATACTTCTCTATATTATTAGTCCTACGATTAAATGAAATATCATCTACATCTGCTAGTTGAAATTCTTTTTTAGCATCTTTCATAAATGCAACAAGCTCCTGTAACTCTTCAGCGCCAGGGGTTTTTTGTGACTTAAATATAATTCTAAGAGCTTCTACTAATTTCCCTCTAGCGAATTTAGGAGTTGACGATTGAATAGTATCAAAGCCGATTGTTTTTACCTTCTTTAAATGAGGATGTCTATCGGTAACTTCTAATTTATCATCCCATGCAATGTTTTGAATATACTTTTTCTTAGACATCCAAATACCATTATATGCTAATGATTCTAATTCAAAGAATAAAAAGTTATCTGTGTTTCTAAGTTCAGCATACTTATGCATCGTAGCAGTGATATAATCTTTAAGTCTAAATGCGTAGAATGCTAGGATAAACTCATCGAGTGGTAGAGCCTTTGACTCATCTTTCCAAACGATAGTTTCATATAGATCTTGAAATTGTACGTAACAAGAGTCTGTATCAATATAGATTACTGCAGGCTTTTCAACTTTACCCTTTACGGTTAAGCCGAATTGTTCGTGGACTTTAGTGTCTTTATGCCAAAATTCCTGCACATACTTATTAAGTATTGTCTCAGAATATAAAATAGCATTCTTACCCTGTTTAGTAATAGATTCCGCAATATCGATATTAAAGAAGTGAAACCATTTGTTACCGAATGCACCGTAGATAGAGTTAAGAGTTAATTTTACAGCCTGTTCATACGCTGTATATTTAGCAGACATCTGCTTGTAATGATTTACAAGCAGATCTGCCTCTTCTCTACTAAGTTGATCGATAGGTTTCTCAGTAAGTGCGGTTACATCCATATTACGCCGTTTGGCAAGTAGATACAGTTAGTAATGTATTTGATTCTGTAGATTGGAATACTAGTTTAGAATCTGTTACGTGGACAGTTTGTTCTTCTCTATCTAGTAAGTTTAAGTATTTCTTATAGACGGTTACATCACCCTGACCATTTGATTCTGGGTTAATAACTGCGTTAAAAGATTTACCATTGACGCTAACTCCAGTACCATTTGCTTTTACGCTAAATGTTTCTTCGCTATCAAGACCAAATAGGTTTTTTACCTTGTTGATAGTATGCGTGTCAATGTTAAAGCTAAACTTCGTGTTATCTACTGCGAAGATAGCTGATTGTTGAGCTGGTGTTAGGTCTTTAAACCCTAATGAAGGCTCTGAACATGCAAGAGTAATTTCTAACTCATCGTTAAACATTCTTAAAGATGATGCGATTAACTCGCCTTCTTGTTCAATGAATTCTAATTCGCCTTTAATAGCGTCACTTTCGAAGTGCTTAATTGCATCGATTACTTTATTACCTTCAAAGAAGGCCACTTTCATCTCTGCGTCTGTATCAGGCCATTCGCTCACTTGGAATATTTTATCACATGCTACAGTGTGTGATTTTACTGCATCTCTTTGTGGTAAATAAACTGCTGAGTGGATTTGGCCATCTTTAATTTTCATATAGACAAAAGAGTCTATAAGCTTAACTCGGTTAATAAATCCGGTTAAAGCGTGCTGGTCAATACGATCAATTTGTAGTTTCATCTAAATATATTTTTGTTTGATTGTTATATTGGTAAATAAGTAGTTGTTTCATTAAAAAAGCTCGGAGTCCTAGAATCCCGAGCTTTCAACCAAATTAGATTTAGCTTAGAATTTTAAGCCGAACCCAATTTGAAGGTTAGTTGTTTCCATTCCTAAATCGTAAACGATTTTTGGATCTACAAACATTGCTCCTTTGTGAAACTCAAACATTTTACCTACACCGAATTGAGCTTGATCGAAATCAAAATCGTTTAGTGCAACGTAGCCAAAAAATCCTTTGTGGAAATATCTTCCTTCTAGACCTAAGACCATGTCTTCTGTTGAGTCTGCTTGTGTCAAATTCATTCCAACCATATAGTTGTCAGAAAAAGCATAGCCAATTGTTGGTTGGATTGATAACTCAGTCCAAGCCGTGTTAGTAATATCGCCAGTACCTACGTACCAGTCGCCCTTCGCGTTTTGCGCGTTTGCACCTAAAGTTGTTAATACAACTAGTGCCATTGATAAAATAAAATTTTTCATAATAAATTAATTTGGTTTGTAAAAAACTTCTATTCAGTCTGCAGTCTGCAGTATTCTAGGATTAGAGATAGAAGTAACTGCTACTTGAATATTTGAGCAGTATGTTGTTAATATTTTTGTTAACGAATGATTGTTCATTTCTTTGTTAATGTAGCAGTTTATACAGAGTATCTGTGTTTTGTTCCAAAAAAATGTGTAAAAAAGTGAGGCCAGGAAGTAGCGAACCCCTGGCCTCTAATCCGAGAACTATCTCGGTCCTAAGAAGTGGACTTAACCACAACTTTTATTATCCGTCACATGCTACGCAATCTGGATCGGTTGCTGCTGCAGCGATGTCTCCTCTTAGAACCGATTCGGTTCGCATATAATATAGTGTTTTAACTCCTTCTTTAAAAGCCTCTAAGTGTACTTTGTTAATAAACTTAGTATCAGCCTCTTTTGGGAATGCTAAATTTAAACTTACAGCCTGGTCAACATATTGTTGTCTAACACCAGCCTGTTTTACTAGATCTAGTTGATTAATTTCTTTAAATGTTTTAAAGATACTTTTAATTTGAATATAAAGATCTTGATCTGTTTCTTTCAGAGCTTCAAATTTAGTCTTACTAATAATATTTTCTTTATCTAGAGTAGAAGTAGCTAGTTTTACATAGTAATCATCCATGAAATCTAAACCTTGAATAGATCCACCATCTTCTAGTATTTTATCCCAAGTCTTTTTAGTGTTTTTATTAATTAGAGATAAAAATTGTTCTAATACTGGATTCTTTCTAATAAAAGTACCCTTTGCTGTTTGTTCTGTGAACACGTTAGCAGCCCAAGGCTCAATGCCTGCAGATACATTACCTGCTAGTTTTGAGTTGCTTACAGTTGGTGCTACGGCTCTCAGGTGGGTGTTTCTCATCCCTGTACCTTTACACCATAGAGGTTCACCGTATTCCTGTGCCATATCTCTAGAAGCCTTTTCACTTTCCGTCTTTAACTGCGAAAAAATCTTGCGAGTTTCAAACTGAGCTGAAAGACCTTCAAATGGAATACCTCTTTCTTGTAAATAAGTATGCCATCCTAGAACTCCAAGTCCTAGAGCTCTACCTTTTTCTGCAGATCTTACTGAATTCTCGAAACCTCTCATGAATTTAGCCTTCTGAATAAATTCATCTAAGACTCCATCCAAGAACCATGTTGCAGTATAAACTAGGTCGGTATCTTTCCACTCATCATATTTTGCTAAGTTTACAGAAGAAAGACAACATACAAAAGAGTGAGACTCATCTGTGTGTAATGTAATTTCTGAACAAATGTTAGTCATATAGACTTTAAGTCCATTTTGCTTATATGCATCTGGGTTCGCTCTATTGATATTACCTTTAAACATTACATAAGGCTCACCAGTTGCTTTTCTTTTTCTAAGAACTGCAACCCATCGTCTTCTAGCCTCTTTATCACCTTCTTGTACTTTTTGCATAAAGCCATCTGGTACTACAACACATTGATGTAGATTTAAAGATTGTCTATTAACATCTCCTTTAGGTTCTCTAATCTCTAACCACTCCCAGAAATCACCATGTTCAATATCAATATTGACAGATGCTGCGCCTCGTCTTACCGAGCCCTGGTTAGTAGCTAGAATAGTTGAGTCGTAAATTTTAGTAAATGGAACAACACCATCTGATGTACCATTTCCTGTAATCTTACTACCTGCTGGTCTAATTTGATTGATACCAACACCTACTCCTCCACCATGTTTTGCTAAGAGCATCATCTCTAAGTTCTTAGCACCAATGTCGTGAATAGAATCTGCTACATCGATACCGAAACAAGAAATTGGAAGTCCTCTTTCTAGTCCTGTATTAGATAAAACTGGAGAGGCTAGGTTCAACCAGCCTTTCCAGATATAATCAAAAAATTTGCTTGCTAATTCAGGTTTACCTAAACGTCTTGCTACTGTAGTTGAAACTCTCCAGTATGCGTCCTTTGGTTTCTCGTCACCAAATAGGTAACCTGCTGATATTGTTTTAACATAAACTTCGGTGTTTGCCCAAAGTGGAAAGTCCACTCCCAGTTCCCAACCGAGATGTTCTCCTTGGTTTTTTATTTTGTCTGCCATAATTTAATTTTAGTCGAATAAGTCGTCTTCGTCCCAGTTTTCACCTTCGCCAGCTTTAGAATAATCTGTAGATCTGATAGCGAAGAAATCTGTGTGGGTATGACCACCAGTTAAGTGGTAGAACCAATCCAGTTCTCCAGCAGAATCTTCATCGTAATCGAATGCTGGTTCGTAACCAAGCTCTTGTAACTTTTCGTTAACTCTCTTAGTGATAAAGTTCTTAAGGTCTTTAGCTTTTAAGTTATCTAGATCTCCTTGTTCGAACATCTTATCGATAAACTTATGCTCTAATTCCTTAATAAGCTCTCCTGCTTTTAATACGTCGGCTTGTACTGATTGTTTCAAGTCTGGGTACTCTTCACACATGTGTCTGAATAATCTACAACCCATTCTAGAGTGTAGAGATTCATCACGTACTGACCACTTCATTTGTTGGCCAACACCTTTTAATAAGTTTCTCATTTGGAATGAGTATAAAACTGCAAAGGAACTATAGAGTGAACAACCCTCTGCAAACGCCGAAAAAATCGCAAGAGATCTAGCAACCTCTTTTCTAGCGGTCGAATTAAACTTTAAATCTTCGTGAGTATAAGGAGCTGTTGTTTGAGTTAATAGTTCAAATTTATCTGCAGTTGCAGGTTCGTGTAAGAATGCTTCAAAATCCTCTAAGCCTAATGTCTCATTTAAGTACGAGTATGCTGTAGCATGAATAGTTTCTTGTGAACCAAACATCATTGCCATTTGTTTGATTTCATGTTTTGGAAACCAAGTAGTGACATATTGTGTCCAGTAATCTGATACTGCACATTCTGTTTGTGCAAAACCTAATAGGATATTACCCACTAAGTGTTTTTCATGAGGTAAAAGATTTTCATTCCAATCTTTAACATCGCCTTGCATTGATATTTCGGTATGTAGCCAGAAGGCTTGGGCTTGTTTTAGCCAACCTTCAGTATAATACTCTGGGTATTCGAAGGGTTTAAAGGCGATTCTTTCAGTGAATAATGACATTTGCTAATTTTTATTTTTTATGGTTTTTCTAATTAATTTAAAATGGTCATTTAGACCAAAAAAGGTCTATACGACCTCATTTAACCTCTCTTAAAACCTAATAAATTATTAGCAGCGCTGCTATTAGTTTATATATCTCTGCGCTACTTAAATTTGTTAGTTTTATAGGTTAAATTTTTTTGTTAATTCATCTGCTTTTGTATAATAATCATAAGAAGTCTTCTTGTAGTCTTTTCTTTGGGCATATAGATCAGCCAAAATCTTTTTTAGAATACTATCTTCTTTTTTGTATACAACTCCATTCTCGCAAACAATAACGGATTCATCTTTACGACGTTCTGCTATTTGCGATTCTTCCACCATCTCGACGAATGAGTCAGGTGAGATGTTAAATTGCCTCATGATAGATGGATATAGAGATGCAAAGTCAAATGCACTTACACCACCATAATATCCAACAATCGGCTGTTTAACAAAAGCACCTTCATACTTGCTGTCTTTCTTACCATCTTCTTTATCGTATTCCACACCGATACGTTTACCTTGTTCGGTTAGTTTTCTAGCGATTAAAGATTCAGTAACCGCAACAGGCGAAGCGGCTTTATATAGAGGCATCCTAGTAATTGTTGCCAAGGTTAAAAGTACTTCCATAGATCTTAATTTCTGATCTATATAATATACCAATACCGAGTCAACTACGTTGTAGAAAACATACTTTTGAAAGTCATTTTCATATAGATCTTGTAGTGAACCACTATACTGTATTTTACTTATACCCTCAAGGACTGCTCCAGATACGAATGCTAATGCATTAGATTCTTTTACTGCAACTGACCTATCATATTTATCGTACAATTGCATGTAGTCTAAAATACCCATGTGAAGTGGGCGAGAGTCTTTTTTATCAAGTGCGCCAGTACATGCAACTTCTGTTAAATCTATTTGTAGTATTTTACAACGATTAACTATATACTGCCAGTCATAATTGATAAAGTTCCATCCGGTCATCATAGGAAACTTAGGTAAAAACTTATGCAAGAATGAGTAGAGCATATCATACTCAGACTTAAATTTGTAATAACTAAATTCCCAGTCAGTGTCGTAGCCAGTAAAGTGGGCATTCGTATCATCTTCAATCTTTTTAATTTGATCTGCAGATAGGTCTTCTAGACCCAATACGATTGCCTTTCTTTCTGGAGTAATAATAGAAAAGGTTAATATTCTAGACTTAGCCTCTTCTGGTTTAGGAAAGCCATCAACAATCTCTGTCTCAATATCGACAAAGTATGTGCGCGGCATATTGAACTCAAAGATTTCATCTTGATCTTTTTGTGGAAGTGCATCCATGAAATAGAGTAGGGAAAACTTATTAAAAGACCTAGACATAGATTTCTTAATATGTCTACCATCCCAATTCCTTATAGATTGATCTTTGTAACGATCATTGTCTTTTGCAACAACCCAATTTTGGAACTTATCAATGTTGTATCTTTTAAAAGAGACTTCACCCTCTTTATTGTAGTAAGATACAATTACCTCTTTTTCTTTTTGTTCAATGTCTAATAACATTAATATCCACGGTTTTGACGGTCATGGTTTTCAGCATTCTTAGCCATGTACAAGTTAACAATATCTTTGCTCGTCATACCGATGGAAATTGCAAAGTTCATATAGAAGTGCAAGCCATCAATCCATTCATAAAATAATTCTAATTTGTCAGCTTCAGAAAGATCTTCTATCTTCATATCGGCTGCTTGAGCATTAGTACTCTTCCAGTATTTCCATGCGCCTGATGCAATACCGTCGTTAATACCTCCAAGGGCATCAAACATTTCATTTAGTTCGTCACTCATCGCGTGCTTGTTTACACACCAGAAGTCTGCAATTTGTTTTAGGTTCCAACCCGTGAAGTCAAATCCTAAACGCTTTTGTAGTTCTACTTGTTTGTTGTAAATCAGGCCGAGAGTATCTTCCGATTCTGAGTGGAAGTCTTGAACTTCCAAATCTGCACATTTATTATCTGCGTTTGCCATGTAAATTATTTAATTGTTATAGTTAGTTTTATTTGTCTGTTTCAAGTTCTTGACCCCAATCTCTATAAGAGTCTGTTAACAATTTAGTGTTAATATCTTTTGGTTTAGGATCTCCACCTACATTCCAGAACCAGGCACCAGGACTTCCGTGCTTTGTCATGAACTCCCAGGCCTTTGCATCGTAATTCATTGCCGATGGGAATGGTGGATTATATTGTGGATCTACATCTTGCGTAAATGCCTTTGGATGTGACCAAATTTCTGCAATACCTCGTTCACCCTTTTTGATATTTCTTGCTACTGCAACTCCATTAAACTTAGCATCAGGCCAGGCTATCTGTAGAGAACGCTGTAGAACTCCCGTAGAGATCGCTGACCATACTTCTTCTGGATAGCCATGTTTCTCTGCAAGATCATGTGCGACCTTCACAGCAGCGGCTGTAACCAATTCATGGCGAAGTCCTAGTGGAATAAAGAATGCATTATTTGATTCTGCCCATTTCTTTGCATGCGCATTTAAGACTGGCATTGCTGCAATTCTTTTAAATTTCATTTGGGCTCCCATTTCAACACAAATTGCCTGATGGTCTGAAATCTCTTTTTGTGATGGACTAAATAGTACTAGTTTCTTATTATACTTCTTTGCTAGGTAAGCAAGTGAGATACCTGCAAACCCATATCTAGGTTGAACATAGACTAGAGTATCTTGTTTACAAGTACTAACTAGAATATCTCCAAATCTACATTTAGAACCAAATCCCATTAGATCTTCTCTAACTACTTTAAATCCATCGTGGTCTACTAATTGTGGAGCCTCGAATGGATCTTGCCAGTCACCTGCTAAATCTAACCATGCTTGTTTATTCGGCATCATTAGATTTAGATCCTGGTTCATTAATACATCGGTGTGTTTATTATGTCCCATATAAATCTGCTACTTTTTTCTTATACGCTTCTACTGTAATACCAGCTTCTGCAATTATTTTATCATCACTTGGATGATTCTTCATTCCGTTAAATGTTTCTATTAGCCCTAAGTCTAACATTGCCTTTTGTCGACCATAAGGATGATCTAGTATTGTTGATGAATTCCATATACCATCCATATCAATATGTGCATAATCTTTTCCTGGTCTCATATAGTTTTCAATCCATCTAATAAAGTCACAGGCTACATCCTCTGCATTATACGGTAATGAACCTGTATCTTCATAGATCTTTGTCATTACTGCATCTAGGAATGGCTCTGACTTCTTACCTTTACCCTCAATAGGATCTGCAAGATAACCAATACATTCTACTGCATTTGTCCCATAATAGAACATTGATTCCCTGTTAACATACTGTGGAAACCAATCTGCAATATCTGCTAAGACTGCTGCATATTGGAATTTATATTGTCTTAATCCATTTGCAACATTCCAGTCAAACATCCATTGACCTATTTCTCTAAGATCTTTCTTACCACCAGCCTCTAACCATGTTGCCATCTCTCTGGCTAGACGTGGTGCAAATTCACATAGGAAATAGTCGCCACCTCTCTTGTAAGTAAATTGAGGACCTTCGAACCCCGTCATCCCAACAAAGACTTCCTCGTTTTGCTGTGGAATCGGGGGTTTTGGGAAAGCTGGGAATTGATACCCAACTGAAGTGTAGAATGGTGTGGTTCTGTCCTTAACTTGCTCACACATTTGTTCTATAGAATCAGATTGCCACAAGTCGAATAGTAGCGTGTTGTGATAGCCGCTAGGCTTCGTAGCATAGTTAATTGCAGATCCACATACTCTGTGCAGGATGAATATGTAGAGCCATTCTGGTAGGCCGAAGACTTCTTGTTTACCGGTCCAATTGGTAGCGACATCTTTGCGCTGTTCCGTATAGAGCCCGGCCTGCATTCTTGACCAATAGGGATGTGCTTCAGTCCAACCATAAAAAGCATCATTTACGATTTGACTAAATCCAGCATACTTCCTTTCTACCACATCATACAGCTCGATATGTTCCATCAGCGGATCGTCCATCTTGGACTCGGCATGTGGAATGTGGCCTAGGTTACTCTTTTTCTGCTGGTCTAAGGCTAACTCATAATACCTGATAAACTCATCATAGTATCTCGTAGTCTTAATTTTACACGCTGTACTCATTCACTTCTTTGATTTCCCATGTGAAGGCTGCCCTGTTTCTTTGATACTGTTCCATGGACCAATTAATATCATCGGATTTTATTTCAATGGTATAAGGGGCATCCTCTCTGCCCATGGTTTCTGTTAATGGTGTTATTTCTATTTTGTATGTTTTCATATTTGATTGCCTAATATCTGTCTCTCGTTTAGTTCTTTACTAATTGCGTTCGCCGCACTTAATAAATGCATTAAATTATGTTTTAGTAGAGAGTCTGAAATATCTGGTTTGCCGTATACTTTTAAAGATCCATTGACTGTATCTACGCTAAATCTAATGTCGTTAATTTGTTCTTGTGTTAGTGCCATATTAAAATAATGCTTGTGTTACTTTTATTAATTTCTTATTTGATTCATCGTTAACTAAATCCCAACGATAGTATTCTCTAGCAATGTGAACTGATTTTGGCTTTTCCATTACATCGAATGTTAATTCACCAAATGAGTTTAAGAATACTTCTGGATGTTTCCAAGTCTTCCAGCCATTTCTTTCACACATTGCTTTTACCAATTTATTAAATTCCTTTACAAGTTCAGTTCGCTCTGCCCATGTACCAAAAAACGGAGTATCTTTATAGTAACCTGTTTTTGGTAGTGGTCTGGACTCATTCTCAATTGGTAGAGCCTGAACAACATCAATATCGTCTATTTCCAAGTCAATTAGTTGTTGTTCATAATTCAACAGCATCTCTTTTAGAGATTTAGAAGGATTATTCTGTCTCATAAGATGGTGTCTAATATCTATATTCCCTAGATAGATACGCAGTGACTTGATGTTTTCAGGTACATAAGAGCGAATGCCTCTTCTTAGAGTACCGAATAGAGTTAGACCATCGTGTCTATCAGTCATGTAACCGGGTGTATATTGACTGAAACTGTGTGAGTCTCCAAAGCAGAGTTTATCTGTATTTTGGATTTTATCTACTCTGGGAATACTAGCGCAGATTGCCTTAGCGTCTTCTATTTGTACCTCAAGGGTTTTAAAAAGATCTGAACCTGTCTTTAAACGTTTTTCAATTAAAGTGCCTACACAGGGCATATCATGATGGAGCGAATACATGCGTATATCGGGAGCGAACATTCTAATGATTTGTTGATATAACTCATCGTTCGCCCCACCAAAGATATTAAAATTACCCTTAAATTCCATTCCGTGTTCTATAAGAACTACGTCAAAATCGTCTGCCTTCCAAGGTGAGTTGTCTGTAATAATTTGTACATGCTCATAGCCGGCATGTTTTAACTGGTTAGCTAGGTGGTAAGCCCAACCAGATTTATGCGAAGTAGGTCTTGCACTTAATTTCCCAACAAGAGCTGAGATTGCAATTCTGGCATTAGTATCTTTCTCTAAGTCTGTAAAATAGACTAGATTATTTGTTGTCTCCATATCCGGCATCTGCATCAGTTAAATTAATAGGCTTTTCGGTATCGCCATAACCATATTTCTTGATATAGTTATCTAGGCCACCGATATATGCAACTGCATCTAGAAGATTATCTTCTTTATAGTTGTAAGAGTGTCTACTTAATTTAAGTGCAACAAGTGCTGCATACATATCAGATCCTGAGAATTCTTTGCCAGTCATACCTGAACAGATCATTGCAGCTCTACGCATGCCTTCTTCGAAAGGACCGTACATACGTTCTTTCTCTTCTGATCTGTGATTAATAATTTTGTCTGCTTCGTTTAGAATGTTCGCCATAATAACTAGATTTAATTAGTCATTATAGAGAGAAAGCCGCGATTGTTTCACGGCTTTCTTAGATTATTTAGAGTTCATAAATGACCGGAACTCCATTTTCAATTGTCATATACTCATAAGGAAGAGTATCGATAAAATAATGATTGTCATCGTAATCGATTGCATGCATGTGAGTATGTCCTGCGATTTGAATGATATTATCATCAAGAGGATTACGCCTTAGAGCTTCAGGTCTAATCCACATTGGGCCTTCACCGTCATAGTTACCATACATTTCCATACCACTGTGATTAAATGGTCGCTTATCGTATGACCATAAATCATTAATTTGGTCAGAGATATTACCAGCTTCTTGGAAATTATCTTCGTACCATTGTTTAGAAACACCAGCATGTGTAAACAAATACTTACCAGATTGATAAGCCGTTTGTAGGTGGTGTTTGTTTACTCTAAGCAATTCACCGATTTCAGCAGCATGCCAAGCACTCCATCCACCGTATCTTCCTCCACATTCTGACATGTAGTGAAAATCATGATTACCAATTAACATAATTACTTTAACATCCGTAGACTCTTTCCACTTAATTATTTCTTTAAAGTTAGAAATACACTCCGCGTGGCTCCTAGTAAAAGAATCAAAGTAATCCCCGATGAATATAAACTCAGTAGCATCAGGGTGCATATCAACGATGTTCTTCCACTTATTACATCCATGAATATCTCCAATTACTACAATCTTACTCATCGTCTTTATTTTTATGTTTCTTCTTTCTGTTATACTTGGTTTTATCAGGCACTGTTTGCTGAGTCATTTTCTTAGAAATATGGTGCGCAGCCTCACCCGGAGACCATCCTCCGTTAAAGTCTAAGTTATCATCATGTTTCTTTTTCTTGCTCATCACATTACTAATATAATAAAAAAGCCTGACATAAAAAAATATCAGGCTAATTATTTTGTAAAAAGTTTGTCTTTTATAGTGGCCATACCATTACAGTGCCTGCATCATACCATTCACTATACCACCCTCTTTTATTTAGTTCCTTTTCCCATTTGTTAAGTACACCAAATTCTCTGTTCTTGTAGTCCTCTGAGTAGTAGTCATAAATTACTTGACCTTTATACTCGTCCATATTTTCACCTGAAAGCCAGATACCTCCTTCATTGCCATTAAAGTCTTCAGTATTTCTAACAAAATCCATAGATTTTTCAATCCATTTCATCATACCATCTCTATCTTCCTTCTTTTCAGTGATAGGCTCTACAGATTCTGCATAGGCTTCAATATCCCATTGAATTCTTTGCATTACATCTTCACCTCTAAACTCTTTCTTAGCCCATTGTAATAGACCTGGTTCATGTTTAGCATTTTGTGCCATATCGAATGCGTTCTTCCAACCATCGTTTGATGCAACATCTTCAACCCATTGGTCGTATTTCTTTCTATTCCATTTTACTTTCTTAACAGCTTTCTTATGTGGACCATCTCCTAATTTAGAAGTTGCAGCGTCATAGCTACCTGGAAGAAATACTCCTAGGTTTTTACCATCACCATACTTAATCTCTTTTCTAAATCTTCTTAATGAATACTCACCGCCTTCGATTTGTTTTGCTCTTGTAACTTCACCTTGTGATTTACCGATTGCAATCTTCATATCTTCAGCCTTCTTAGGATCTGTTTCAAAATGTAAATCTCTAACAGCATTTTCTAAAAGAGCCTCGTCCATTGATTCAGACATCATTTCTTCTTGAGCAAACTTGTTATACTCTTTTGACCACTTCTTCCATTCAGCTGGAGTAGCATAATCTTCTAATACATCAACTACATCTCTGTTACCTTTTTGTTCAATAACTTGGTCTGCAATCCATCTACCTGCTTTTG